AGTCGTTGATAGTGCTCCAGTATTTGAGGGCGAGACAATCCCTGCCCAAGAGATTGTTTGTGGAGCACCAATTGTAGATAATTTAGATGTATCTGTTACATCTAACTTTGCCGCGAATGATATTACATCAGGCTCACCAGTTATTGATCAAGCTCATGTAGCAGTAGTTTATGCTTTTACGGCAAACGAGATCACAACTGCAGCTCCTGTTGTTGATAGCGCAACGGTAGCCGTTACGAGCGTATTAACCGCAACTTCACTTGGCCCAGAGGTTACAACTTTTACCGTTACTGTTGCTGACAATGGCGGCAATAAGTTTTACATAGATGGAGTTAGCAATCCGACTCTTGCGTTAGTCAGGGGTCAAAAATATATTTTTGACGTTAGTGACGCAACAAATGATGGACACCCATTAGTTTTTACTTTGAGCGACGGCACATCTTACACTGATGGGGTTACTAGCAGTGGTACGGCAGGTCAATCAAACGCAACGGTAACATTTCTAGTACCAGATAACGCCCCAAGTTCGTTAAAATACGTGTGTAGCGTACATGGCGCAGGTATGGGGAATACAATAAGTGTTTCCACTAGCGCCGTTTTGCTAAGACCAGTGGTTGATAATGCGACAGTATCGGTAATATCAAACTTTGTGCCGTTGGATGTAACAGCTACGCCAGTTGTTGACACCTTGCCGTTCACTCAGGGCCACAATTTTACGCCTGTGGACATTATAACAGGAGCGCCAACTCTCCCTGCAAGATTCATTTGGGATGATCAGGAGTTGGCGGCGGGGAATTGGTCCGATAAGACTCTTGGGGGCATTTCTTGGTCAGATGAGTCTTTAGCGTCCGGCTCATGGGGTGACATATCAAATGATACGCCAAGTTGGTCTGATATTTCAGATGCTGCTGGAACTTGGTCTGATGCGGCATAGGAGAATAAAAGTATGATACCTTTTGGTGAATGGTTGCCAGATCAGTCAGATTTTAAAAATTCAGGCGTAACAGTTGCAAAAAATGTTATTCCGGCGGCAAGAGGTTATAGGCCGTTTTTTGGATTGTCTGAAGTAAGTTCGGCGGCTGATAATCGTATTCGCGGAATCTACGCCACAAAGGATAATAGCAATACGGTATCTATTTTTGTTGGTGATCAAGGTAAACTTTACAAAATGAATAACGGCACATTTGCGTTGGCTGATGTGAGTAATGGTAGCTACAGTTTGTCTGGTGATGAGCAATGGAGATTTGTACGTTTTGGTAACGATGTTATTGCTTGTGGAAGTGATAGCGATATTTTGCAAAAGTTTACAATCGGTACTAGCTCGACATTTGCTGATGTCACAGGTTCTCCCGCTGCAAAGCATTTAGCAGTAGTTAGAGATTTTGTCGTTACGGCAAACGTTTCGTATAGCAGTAATTTTTACACCTCTAGAGTGAGGTGGTCACAGATCAATGACTCTAACTCTTGGACGCTCGGGGCTGCACAAGCTGATTTTCAAGATATTGCTGATGCGGGTCATATTACTGGGTTGGTGGGCGGCGAATTTGGCGTTGTGTTATTAGAAAAGGCTATTGCCAGGATGCAATATGTCGGTTCTCCTTTGATTTTTACTTTTGAGAAAGTAGAAACGGCGCATGGTTGTAACTACCCAAATTCTGTTGCTGCACTTGGCCCAACACAAGTGTTCTACCTCGCAGACGATGGGTTCTTCTTTTTCAACGGCAATCAGTCAGTTCCTATTGGTGCGGATAAAGTTGATAATTTCTTTTTTAATGATGTTAATTTTCAATACATAGAAAGATTAAGTTCTGTTGTAGATCCAGAAACACAAACTGTTATGTGGTCTTATGCAGATAGAGAAAGCACCGGAGAGCCTAACAGAATATTAGTTTATAATTATGCAGTTCAAAAATGGTCAATTATCCATATAGATCACGAATTTCTGGGATCTTCATTAACGCCAAACTTAACCTTAGAAGGTTTAGACAGTTTAAGTAGTTCAATAGATGCTCTTACGACTTCCTTGGACTCTCGCTTTTATGCGGGTGGTTTTTTTCAATTATCGGCAAGTAAGGATAAAAAGTTACAAACCTTAACAGGTTCTCAGTTAGATGCAGTGATCGAAACGAGCGAGTTTGAAACGGCTCCAATGCGTCAGTCAATGTTGAGAAGCGTAACTCCGTATGTAACAGCAAATGATACGGTCCCAACTGTTAGTGTTCAGGTTGGTTCGAGATCCCGACAAGTGGACTCACCAGTGTTCGGGAGTGCAGTTACATTGAGTAATGATAATGTTTGTCCGGTTAGAACACATGGACGCTATCACAGGGTAAGAGTAAACGCATCTGGCACTTGGAGATATGCCCTTGGCGTTGATGTGGATGCTGTGACACTTGGCAGACGATGACAGAGATAAATTATGTAAAGCTTCCGGCAAGCGGTGGCTCACCTAGAGAAACGGCAAATGTTGTTAATCTCTTGGTGGACGGCAAGATAAATGCAGCGGGTGAAGTGACGCTTGGTGCGAGTGCAGCAAGCACAACGGTTACAGATTATAGAGTGGGTAGTGAGAGCGTTATTGTTTTCACCCCGACAACAGCAAATGCGGCGGCTGAACAAGGCGGCACAATGTTCTTATCAGCGAGAGCAAAGCAGAGTTTTACAATAACTCACGCCAATAATTCTCAGACGGACAGAACGTTTATATACATAGTCATTGGATAAAAATGAAAATAGTACCAATTGGTGCTCCGTTACTGCCTCAAGTGTGGCAGCATGTAGCGCCGTTGTTGAATAAGGCAGTACGTCTTTCACCAGAATTAATACGAATAAACGATGTTTATGAAGCGTCTTTGAAGGGCGCTTATGTCGTTTGGGTCGCGCTTGATGAGGACAGTGGTGAGTTTGTCGGCGTAATTACTACAAGAATAATTGATTATCCGCGAAGGAAAGCTCTCGCAATGGATTTTATTGGCGGTTCAAGAATGAAGGAATGGTTAGGCATGGCTCAAGAAGCAATCGAAGAACATGCAAGGCGAAATGGATGCTCTCATCTAGAGGGCTATGGGCGTAAGGCATGGTTAAAGTTTTTGGAACCGCAAGGGTGGGAACAATCGTATATTACATTTAAAAAGGAATTAAGTGATGGGTAAAGGAAGTAGCAACCAAACTGTAACGAATGTTCAGGCTCTACCCCCTGCAATAGAAGCGGCATTAGAAACAGCTTATACAGATTTTAACCCATTTCAGTCTGCATTTGAGGCCACAGATAGCTTTAATCCAATGGCCTACAGTGGTCCTGCAATGGCAGACTTTTCACCTTTGCAAACGGCTGCTTTGACAAACGCGGGTGGTTTAATATCACGCCCAGATTATATAAACCAAGCCCAGAACACGTTTGGTGATTTAGCGTCGGGAAATGTAGGTGTGGACGTTGGAACGCAAAATCTTGCAACTGGCTTGCTTGGTCAACTTGCTTCAACTGAAACCACAAACCCATATTTGGAGCAACAAGTAGCCAATGCCGTTTCTGGTGCGGTTGATAAAGCAACTTCTCAGTATGCCTTGGGCGGTAGGTTAGGGTCAGATTCATTTGGGGGTGCTCTTGGCGCAGGGATTACAAGTGCGGCTGCACCGATACTTGCACAAAACTTACAGCAAGATAGAGCCAATCAATTATCAGCGGCGCAAGCGTTAGGCAGGGTTTCGGGTGATGATTTATCAAGAGATGCAACCACTGGATTAAACATTGGAAACTTACGTCTGCAAGCGGCACAAGCACTACCAGGATTACTTGCGGCTGATCAAAGTAGAATTGGCACACTTCAAGATCTTGGCGCAATGCAACAAGCCCCTGCACAAGCGGCAATTGATGGAGAAAGAGCTAGGGTTGCAGAGCAAAACGTTCTTGATCAAAACCGTATTAATGCGCTTCTTGGCGCGTCTGGTATGGGTCAAGGCATGTTTGGCACGACGAGCACACAGACAGGCGGTGGGCCATCAACTTTAGCTAAAGCAGCGGGTGGGGCTTTAACAGGGGCAACTTTAGCTAGTTCAATCCCTGCATTAACCCCTGCTATGGGAACCACGATGGGTGCGCTTCTTGCACTGTTTTCCGATAACAGGCTTAAAGAAGATGTAGAGTTGCTTGGTAAGCATCCTAACGGTTTGAATGTATATCGTTGGAAATGGAATAAAACAGCTAAAAGACATCATTTTGAAATTTACCCAAATGAAGGGTTTATGGCTCAAGAGGCTAAGAAGCTTTATCCAGAACACGTTTATAGACACCCGACAGGCTTTTTGATGCTTGATTATGCAGCATTGAGCAATGAAGTTATGGGGGCGATATAATGGGTATATTTGACAACTTTAATAATAGCTTTGGTAAGCTTGGTATGCCCGCAAACCTTGGGCTGCTTACTACTGGTGTGGGGTTACTGGACGGTCAAAACCCTTTGCAAGCCATACAAGCCGGAATAGGCACATATGGTAGCTTTCAGGACATGGAAGAGGACAGACGGCGCAAGGCGGCTCTACTGCAACTAGCAGAACAATACGGTGATGACCCAAGAATACAGCAACTGATAAATGCTAGTCCTGAAGCGGCGGTAAGTCTGATTGCTAATTTAGAAGCGGCAAAGCGTAAACCAACAAACAAGTTTAGAAATCTCAATGCTGATGAGTTGGCTGCTAGAGGCTTTCCGGCGGGAACAGTAGCGCAGATTAATGAGCTTGATAATAAAGTAAATATTCTTGCTAATCCTACAGCAAAGGCGAAACCAGGAACAGCTAAAGGGGTTGATGGGTTCTTGCGTTACACAGACGGTCCAAACCAAGGGGAAAGAGTTTTCCCTAATGCAGTAAAAACAGAAAATTTATCTAATCTACAAGAAAAGGCTAATCTTCTAAAAGATGCCGGAATACTTGCGGGGTCCGTAGAATATAATAAAGCTATGTTTGGGATTACTCCTGAAAAAGATTCTACTTTTGTTGAAAAGCAAAAAGCATTGATTGAAGCGGGTATACAGGAAGGTAGCCCACAATATTTACAAGCGTTGTTTAACATTACTCCTGAAAAGCAATCTGCTTTTGCAGAAAAACAGCAAGCACTTATCTCAAGTGGTTTTACTGAGGGAACCGACGAATACAACCAAGCCTTGTTCGGTATTAAAGATCAGCCTCTAAGTGCATTTCAAGAAAAACGTAAGGCTTTGATTGATGGTGGAATAGCAGAGGGATCAACACAGTGGAATAAAGCACTTTATGGCATTACACCAAAAGACCCAAAATCAACAAGCTTAGTAAATCTTTCATCTCTTAAAGATGTTATCATTAATGGTAGAACAATCCCTGCCGGAACGGTTTTCGCTCTTGATGAAGCTACTCAGCAAAACCTTATTGAAAGTGCTACTAGCCAAGGTGCAATAAAAGCCCCAACAAAAATTGAGCAAACAAACAATCTAAGTGGTGATGGGCTTGAAATACCAGTTGGTGACGCTAGCCAATCTCCAATATCATCTATAAATATTCCATTAGCGGCGGGGGGTGATGTTCCTGGGGTGTTTAGGGATATTGTAAACAAGGGATTGGGCTTTGTAACTGCCACAGCTTTTCCAGATAGGACAGATGAGAAAACTAATCTAGCGGCTTTAGAAAGCCTTGTTATGCCTAATTTAGTTAAGCAAATAAGTTCGCAAGGGTCAGTAAGAACGCAACAAGACGTTAAACGTATTTTGCCGAAAGACAATGATAATGACTCTGTAATGAAATCAAAGATTGAGAGATTAGTCCCGATTTTAGAACAAAAACTAAGAGAAGCAGTATCAGCGGAAAAGTCAGAGGGATTAACGGCTACTCAAAGAACATTATCTCTAAATGTTATCAACACATTTCCAGACTTAATCGCAAGCCTAAGAGAGTCTTTGAATGAGTTTGAAAGAGATTACGGCACACAATCATCCGTAGTAAATCAAGCAGTCGATATTTTAAGAAGGGATCGATAATGTCTACCGCTAATGAATTTGCTCAATGGCTCGTTGATAACCAAGACAAGAAGGGAACGCCTGATTTTGAAACTGTTAAACAAGCCTTTCTTGAGGTATCAAAATCGTCGCTCGGGGAAAGAGTCGAAGGGGCCGGAAGAGGGGTCAATGTCGGTTTGGCTGATGTTCTTGGTGCTCCTGTTGACGCAATAAATCAGTTACCAAAGTTATTAAATCTACTTCCTGGTGAACAAGGCTTTGGACCTATTACTGAGAACCCGATAGGCGGTTCTCAATCTATACGAAACACAATGTCGGGCTTACTTGATTTAGGGTACAAAGACATTGAGGACTTGCCAAAAGATCAAAGACCATTCGCTCAAGGCGGTGAGGTTTTTGGTCAAACAGTCGGAACGATACTTCCTGTTTTTGGCGCGGCAAGAAAAGTATCAGCATTAGACGCGACAGCTAAAGCTGCACCAAAATCAAATATAGTATCACAAACTGTTGATGATATAATAAAGACTACGGCGGCAAACCCAGGAACTACAGCGGCGGTAGAAACAGGACTAGCCCTTGCTCCTTCAATTGGTGCGGGTGTTGCAGAACAAGTTAATCCAGGTGATCCTACAAGTAGGATGTATGGAGAATTAGCAGGGGCGTTTTCTCCTATTGTTTTATCAACTGTTTTGCCAACTCTTACAGCTAACCTTACAAGAGCATTAGGCACGTTGACGCCAAGCGGTAAGGAAAGAGAGGCCGCTAGGTTAGTGCAAAAAGATCAATTAGATCGTGGGTTAGATTTAGAAAGTG